ATAAACCCTGCTTCTAAATACGCATACATCTGTAGTGATGTCATTAATATACGAACTTATGTTAACGCTAATCCCGAAAAATTTAAGTAGCAACTGACGCTCTATCAGAGCAGTAACCAATCTAATGGTGTGAATAATAGGTCTGGCTGCTAAAAAGCAATCGTCAATCCCAGACTACAGAGGTGGTAGTATCTCTCTCCACGTGGCATGGGGAAGACTGCTATTAGTACTATACATCATTTCTTGTTATCTGCAATTTCTTTCTTAAGTACCTTTTTAAATATTTTTGTCATTATTTTCTTTAATTGATTAATAACGCTTTGTAAAACTATCGAGCCTGTTACTGCTGCGGTGGCACTTACGCTAGATGCGATTACACTTGAGGCGATTACCTCTGGTGCTGGTATAGGCATTTCTCCAAAAAAAGGTATATTAAATGTAGCTACAGGTTCTTCAGTTGATAAAATTTCTTTGGTGTTTGGCGGGATTGTCGGTATTGTCTCTGGTTTTAGTTGTAACTCTTCCTCCTTTGAAGATGATGTTTCTTCTCCAGCAGAAGATTCCGAAGATCCCAGACCCGACTCAACTTGTTCCAGACTTGGAAGAAGTACAGGGTCTAGGTAAGGAATCTCTGCCACAGGTGGATAAAAAATTGTTTGGGGTGGATTAAGTACTTCTATATTTGGCATATAAGGTAGATCTTCGTTCATTTTTTGATAGTATTGTAGTAACCTTACACTTATTTATTACACATAGCATCCTTGAGGGGTATCAGACTAAGTGAAATAGGGTTGGTTAATTCCAAATTTATTTCTAATTGACATGGCTAATTTTAGTCCTTCAAGGCTCGGCTTGGTCAATGCTGCTGGTACGTCTTATGACGCACTTTTCTTAAAAGTGTGGAGTGGAGAGGTGCTATCAGCGTTCCGTAAAGCCACAATATTTGAGTCATTGCATACAGTTCGGACAATTCAATCAGGAAAATCCGCACAATTTCCAATTATTGGACTCAGTTCAACTTCCTATCATACACCTGGCACACAATTGACAGGGGATAGTATCAAACACGCTGAGGCTACCATAAATATTGATGACAAACTCGTATCACAGGTATTTTTGGCCGACATAGATGAAGCTAAGAATCACTATGATGTGAGGTCAAAATATACAGAGGAAATGGGTAATGCCCTAGCCTATCGTTTTGATGAAAACGTAGCTGCTGTTATAGCTCAAGCTGCTAGAACAGGTACAAACTTTAATACAGATTTACCTGGAGGTACAAGAGTTAAGATTCTTAAGTCTGGTACTGCCAATACTGCTGCTGCTGTAGCTGCTGTTACTGGTGCTGATCTTGTTACTGCTCTGTGGACAGTTGCGCAGACATTTGACGAGAATAACATCCCAGAAAATGCAAGATACTTTGCACTTGATCCAGCAAACTACTACAAACTTGCAAGAACTACTGACGTTCTTAACAGAGATTGGGGTGGTTCTGGAGCATACGCTGAAGGTACAGTTCTTAAAGTTGCTGGTATTTCAATTATTAAATCTAATAATTTACCTAAGACAAACAGAACTGCTGTTACTGGAGAGAACAACACTTATCATGCTAACTACACCGATAATATCGGCCTTGCATTTACACCAGATGCAGTTGGTACAGTTAAGTTAATGGATCTTAAAATGGAACAAACTGGAAATGATGTTCATGCGTTATACCAGGGTGTATTTATGGTCGGATCTATGGCTCATGGTACAGGTGTACTACGTCCAGATTGCGCTATTGAAGTATATGCGTCTAACTCATAAGTAGTTAATATAGGGGAGTAAACTTACTCCCTTATTATTATGCCGAAAGGAAAAGGAACTTATGGTACAAAAGTTGGACGACCTCCAAAAAAAGGTACTAAGAAAAAGTAAATGGCACTCGCTAGAACTACAAAATTAGAAGCGGTCAATAAAGCCTTGCAGATGATGGGAGAAGCTCCTATTAACTCTCTACAAGGTTTATTTGGCTTAGGTAACTTGGCAGAAACAACTATTGATAGTGTTAGTCGCAAGTTACAAACTGAAGGTTGGTCTTTCAATACTGACTATCAAGTTAGCCTGGTAAGAGACTCAACTACAAATCACATATCAGTTGGATCTAATGTAAGTAGAATTTATGTTGATCCTTATGAATATCCAGATATTGATGTAGTCCAAAGAGGCTCAAAGCTATATGATCGAAAAAATAATACATACGAATTTGAAAAAAACTTAAAAGTAGATATGACAATCATTCTTGATTGGGATGATTTACCAGAACACGCAAGAGTTTACATAATGACTAAAACTGGTAGAGAGTTACAAGAGTCTATGATTGGTAGTAAAGATTTAACAGAGATAAATTTATTGGTAGAGCAAGAAGTTAGAGGACAATTCCTGGAAGAAGAAACAACATTAAGCGATCATAGTATGCTTCGAGGTCATCCAAAGAGAGTTAATCCAATAAGAACATTTAGACCCTCTGACGTTTTATCTAGGTAGTTATGGGATTAATAAGTAGTTCCATTCCCAATATGATTAATGGGGTTAGTCAACAGCCCTCGGCTTTACGACTAGCTTCACAGGCAGAACAAGTAATAAACTGTTTATCTTCTCCAGTTGAAGGCTTAACTAAACGTCCGTCATTTCAGCATATATCTAAATTAATTACTGGTTCAATTGGAACAGGTAAACCATTTGTAAAGGTTGTCGATAGAGACGGAGTTATACAATACTTAATTCTTATTAAAGACGGAGGTATAGATGTATTTGATTTAGATGGCAATGTTCAAACAGTTACAGCTCCACAAGGTACTGATTATTTAAACATTGCAAACAACGCTGACCCATCAGAGCAATTTAGAATAGCGTCAGTTGCAGACTATACCTTCATACTTAATAGAGAAAAAGTAGTTACTATGGATCATCCTGGTACTTACACGCAAAATGATGGCGCAACTCCTCCAGGAGTAGGAACAATAATTACTGTTACGTCAAATAATCATGGTTTAGAAACAGGTGTAAAAATACAAATTGATTTTGAAACTGGTACTGGAGTAGATGACACATACGAGGCAACAAAAGTTGATGACAATACCTTTACTCTTGTAGGTGCGACACAGCTAGATACAAGCGGAAATTGTAGATTTAATGAGTTATCTACAGATGTTTCACGCAAGGGAATTGTATTTATAAAAGCTGCTGATTACTCAACTACATACGAAGTTAAGATTAAAGATGCTACAGGAGCTAACACTTTAGCAACAGCTTCGCACACATCTGCTTCTCCAGGAGGAACAGTACCAAACTCAGGTACAATTGCTTCAGATATAACTAGCCAACTACAAAGTGCATTACCTTCGGGTTGGACATTTACACAAGATCAATACATTATTAGGATCGAAAGAGCTGACGATACAGAATTTATTTTAGAAAGTACAGATAGCAAAGCTGGTACTTATACAAAAGCTATTCGAGGCGCAATAGATACAATTAATGATTTGCCAACTTTATGCGAAAACAATTTTATTGTTAAAGTCCAGGGTACTAAAACTACAAAATTAGATGACTATTACGTTAAGTTTGAAACTTCTAATGGTACAGATTTTGGTTTTGGAATATGGAGAGAGACAGTTGGCCCATTAGAACCTTTTAAATTTAATAGATCAACTATGCCACACGTTTTAGTGCGTGATGCTGCTACTGGTACATTCGAGTTTAAAGAGTTTGATTACAGCCCACGAATAGCTGGCGACTTAACTACAGCTCCTACTCCTACCTTTGTAGGTACTGTTTTAAATAACATTAATACTTTTAGAAACAGACTTGTATTCTTGGCAGATGAAAACGTGATAATGAGTGCAGCAGATAGTTACGATAGATTTTTTCCTGAGACAGTACAAACAATTGTAGATAGCGACCCTATTGATCTAGTCACAGGCGGTACGGAAATTCATTTCCTAACATCCAGCTTGGCATTTGCAAACACATTACTACTCTTTAGTCGGCATGGTCAGTTTAGATTAGACGCTGGAGCAGTTGGTATTGGAGGCGCATTAACACCTCAAACAGCAACTATTACAGCTATAACTACATACGAAACTGAACCTAATGTTGACCCTATAGCAGTTGGCCGAACAGTTTATTTTTCAATACCTAAAGGAGAGTTTAGTGGTTTGCGTGACTTTTACCTGGAAGATGTTACAGGTGCAGTTCCAGTATCAGAAGAAGTATCTTCCGCAGTTCCAAGATACTTACCTAAAAATATAGTTAGTTTGGTTAGCAGCGCTTCAGAAGAAACGATATTAGCTATTAGTAAAGATGAACCAAAGCGTGTTTATTTTTATAAATTCTTTTATGAAGAAGATGAAAAACTGCAATCTTCCTGGTCGTTTTGGGAAGTCAAAGGAGATAAGACAGTACTTGGCGCATCAATAATAGATAGTGACGTATTCTTTATAATTCAATATGCAGACGGAGTTTACCTAGAAAAATGTTCGTTACGTCCAGAATCAGTTGACCCTGGTAGTAATCTTGAAGTTTTATTAGATAGAAAGATAGATGAAACTAGATGTCATATTGAAGTTATTAACCAGGGTGGAGCTGGTGTTCAATCAATTATTTCTTTACCATATCCAACAGCTACTACAGGAATACAAGTTGTTGTAGGTCGAGACGTTGCTGGCAATACAATACAGCATGGTCAAGTTATTACACCTAGTTCGGAAGCGCAAACTGGTGCAACACAAGCTGGCTTTGTTGGAAATGGAACTATGACAGTACTTGGAGATTTGTCTAACGCTAAATTTTTCATAGGAGAATTGTACGATATGTTGTACGAATTTAGTACTCCTTACCTTAAAGAACAACCAGCAGGGGGTGGTGTTTCTGTTATAGCTGGCCCACGATTACAAATTAGAACCTGGACTTTTGTGTTTGATGACACAAGCGCATTTAAAGTAAAAGTTAGTCCAAGAGGTAGATCTTCTTTTACTTACCCTTATAATGGATTTATAATAGGTCAGAATCCTCCAGCGTTAGGTCAAGCGCCTTTCTTAACAGGTAAATTCAAAGTGCCAGTTATGGCTCAAAATAACGACACAAAAGTTGAAATTTTGAGTGATAGTCCACTACCTTGTCGTATTCAATCAGCAGAATGGGAAGGATGGTTACACAGCAGAGCAAGACGAATATAGGTAAATTTCATTGGAGAAGGTCAACTCCCAATGACATAGTAGAAGTTGCCGAAAATATGAGGCCAGAAGATATAGAAGAAATACGAGCATATTCTGGATCTGAACCAAAAAGTAGTCTTATATATTGTTATTTCGGAAGTAGTCCTTGCATGACAATGGTAGGTCGTAAAGGCAATATTATGGGTATGTATGGAGTGATGCCAGTTAGGAAAAATATAGGAAAAATATGGATGTTAGGACATAGAACTATGACTAGCGATTATCAAGACGTAAGAGCTTTTTTAAGAAACTCTCCAATAGAATTAAATAAATTTCACATGAATTATCCAATTTTATTTAATTTTGTAGATGCAAGAAATACAACTCATGTAAAATGGATTAAGTACATGGGTTTCTCAATCATTCAAGAACACGCTACATTTGGAGTAGAAGGTCGTCTCTTTTATGAATTTGCCAAAATTTAACTAATGTGTGATCCAATCTCCATAGTAGGTGCAGTTATAGGGGTAGGCCAGCAATTTATGGCTTACCAACAAGCTAAGTCTAATGTTGCCTTTCAAAATGCACAGAATAATTTGCAGTATCAAAGTCAAATGATTCAGACGCAATCGAACAGGATGACGGAAGATACTAGGGAGAAGATGAATCAAGATTTTATACAACATACAGAATTTATGGCTGACCTGGCTTATGAAAGAGCTTCGACCAGGATCACTATGGAACAACAACAAATACAAGAAGCTAGGGCGCAAGAGCAAACAGAACGAGGAAAAGTAGCGCTGCAAAAGAAAGGAGAAATAGCTTCGCAACGTATTGGTCAAAATGCCTGGACTCTTTTAGCTGAAATAGAAAGATCGAGAGCAGCAGCAGATTTTGTGACCAATAGAAATGCTGCATTTGCACTTAAAGGATCGCAAACGCAGAGACTTGATGCACAGGCTGATCGAGCTTCCCGAAGGGGATCTGCTAGAAATTATCTTAAGAAAACTTATCTTGATCCTGTTAAACCACTTAAGATACCCAAGCCGAGTTTTGGTCCATACGCACTTGGTATGGCTGGTTCTATTGTTGGTGGATTTAATAGCAATATGCAATATAAAACAAATAAAGCATTATTAGCTCAAAGAACTGCGCCAGGCGGACAAGGCTATGGTCCAATGGCTAGTGACATAAGATTAAAAGAAAACATAGTTAATATTGGCATTTCTCCGCAAGGGTATAAACTCTACGAATTTAATTACAAAAATGACTCTACACGTTATCGAGGAGTAATGGCGCAAGATGTTATGGAAAAAAATCCAGCAGCAGTAGGCATGGCAAATGGTTATTTAACTGTTAATTATAATATGACAGACGTTAACTTCGAGGTAGTTTAATGGCAAAAACAAGTTTAACAGGCTTAACTCCAGGAGACGCAAATCCAAAGAAAAAAGCCAATCAAAAAAGAACAAAACTTGCAAAAGGCAATAGTACTGGAGACGTAAGCCAGGTAAATTTACAGTTTGAACAACCTAAAATACAACAGTTTAAATGGTATGGAGATACTTATTCCAGACCTACAGAAGCTAATTTAGTTCCTACTTTAGACTTACCTTCGGTGCAAGGTTACTATGAAGATACAAGAATTGCAAAGCAAAACGAATTTACTGCTTTTATTAATTCAATGAAAACTCTCAAGGGAGAGGTAGAACAGCTTGACGATAACTACACTAAATTTAGAGTTGAAGAACAAAAATATTTAACAAATCAAGCTAGTCAAATATTAGATACATATTCGCTAGGAAATGATGGCACAGAAATAAACCCTGCCAATAAATTAAATTCCATAGAAAAGCAATTAATGAAAATTATTGCTAAAAGGGATGACACTACAGGAACTTTAAATGAATCAGATTTAGAAGATATAAGATTAGCAGAAAAAACTTTAAAAGAAATAAGAAAAAATAAAAGATTACAGAATACTATTTTGTCGCAAGTTGAGGAAAGAAAAGTTTATGACAATATAGCGACTTGGAATAATAAAAAAAATAGTTTAAAAGTTGATTATTTAGATAAAGAAGGAAATAAAGTACAACTTATTGAGAACGGAGAACCGCAGTTTGAGTCAGATGGAGTTACTCCAATTTACGAACAAATAACAGTTGGAGAGCTAAGTCCAGATGATGACAGATACAAAAACGCATATAACCAGCACGTTTTTGGAAATGCAAAGCTAGGTGTTTTTGAACATAACAATGTAAATGGTTATGTTACTCAACATAGGACGAATGACAGAACAAGTCAGGAAAGTACTTATCAAAATATTTTAAACAAACAAGAAACAATCGAAATAACAGGAGATATTAATACCTTAAGAAAAAGCATAAAAAATGATTCAACCTTTACAGATGCAAAGTTAAGCGAAAATTTGGGAACTATTGTTGAAAGAATAAACAAAGCAAATCATTTACCTGACGAAACAAAAAAACAATTGGTAAAAGATTTAATTGCTGCTGTTGCAGAAGAAAAAAATTTAAGTGGATTAGATACTTTAGAATATTTAAAAGATTTATTTTACGGAACTGACGACTCGACAGATGGAGTTAACGGAATAGGAACAGGTACAAGTAACAGTAGATATAAAGAAGTTGATGGAGGATATGTATTAACTTCTTTTTTCATAGATTCATTTGGTGGAGAAAGATTTTTAAGAAATATTGTTACTAGCGTAATTAGAGAAAGAAATGATTTTGAAACTGCCGATAAGTTTTTAAGAGACGTACAGGCTCAAGAAAATTTAATGGATGAAGTAGAAAACATAAAAATTGAGGATGAAAGTGCTAAAGATATTTTGGCTAACTATAATGTAAATGGAACGGAAAATCAGATTAAGGCAGATACTAAAGTTATCCAGGCAAAAAAAGCTATACTTTCAAAAATAGATGCTAATTTTGAAAAAGAAATTGAAAAATTAAATCAACAAAAAGACAATAAAACAATAACTCAATCAGAGTTTGCTACGAGAATAGAAGAGCTAGAAAAAAGTAGAGAAACTCTTTTAAAAAATATTGTTTATGATTTAACTCCAACAGAGTTTAGAGCAGATGTAAAGCTACTAAAAAAAGATGCAAATGCTTGTTTACTAGCTGGCGAAAACAGTAGCGCTTGTACTAAATATTTATCAAGTTATAAAGCGCTAGTTGGTATATATGGTCAAGAAGTAGTTGATTTGCAAACAGGAATAGCAACTACCCACAAAAATATTGTAGATATGGAGGGCAGTATTGTAGCAACTGCAATAAATCAATCTTTAAAAACCCAAGAAGATGAATTTAAAAATGCCTATAAAAGCGCTAAACCAACTGCTAGTGATACCGAAATAAATGCAGCTTGGGAGCAAGTTAAACCAGGTGTAGAAAAATACTTGATAGACACTTATTTTGAAATGACTTCAGATGGACAAAAAATTAATAATACAAAATTGAACGACAGAGTTAGGGATGACAAAGAAAACGGATCATTTAAAGAATTTTTTAATAACGAAGGGATTGACCCATTAGTTACAGGAAATAAATACACAACAAAATGGTATGGAGGAGAAGAGCCTGGCACAAGTTATGTTGGAGACTCTCCTGGAAATTACGGAAATATTGTTAATAATAGATTAGATGACGTAAATTTTGACGCAAATGATTTATACAGAGCTGGAACTGAAGAATACAGTTTTGTTTTGCATATAGATTCTCCTAACGGAGTTGTTTTTAATCCCAAAGCTGGAACGCAATTTTATTTCAACATATTATTTTCTGGTCGTGAAGGTCAAACTGTAGGCGGAGTATTTTATTCCCCCCATCAAATTTATAGTAATCAACTAAATAAAAAAGAATTTGCGCCTGGTGCGGAAAAAACACATAAAAGAACTATGAGCAGTAAAAGTCGAGCAGCATATAAAAATTTAGAAAATCTTTTTAAATTATTAGAAGCTACAAATAAATATGGGTCTGGGGATGGTGTTGATTTAGGTAATTTTATTATTTTTGAAACAGAAAACAGCATAAAAAATTTATATCCAGAAGCGGTTACAGATGGAGTTATTGACTACAATCATTCTAGTATTCCAGCAAATCTTAAAGATTTTCCGCAGCATAAAGAATTTCTCTTAAAATTAAATGGGGTAGAGACATTTCAAGATGCTAGAGGTATGATATTAAAATATAACGAAAATTTAGGTTTATAAATATGGCAACAGAAAAAGACCTAATTATATCTGATAAAAAAACTGTTGCCGATCAAGAATTAGAGGCTAGAACTACAGAAATTGCTGCTGCTAAACCTTTTAATGAAGAGTTGTATAACGCTACTATGGGTGGCGAAGATGACGTTACAAATATAGAAGATGATATAGAGACAGATTTTACACCAGTAGATACAAGCGGAGAAGAAATACATTCTGATAATTACTATACAGAAAAATTTAAAAACGATTTAGGGTTTGGAGTTGGTAAAGACACAAAAATGTCAACACCAATTTTAGGTTTATACGACAAATTAAATATTTTTAGTAAAGATTATAAAGGAAAGTATGCACCAGAAGAACTAAAAGGTCAGTTTAGACTAAGAAACGCATTAGGAGATTTAGCGAGAATTGTAGATAGAACCGCTATTAGTGGTGTTTCTGGTATTAATAATACTTTGAATGACATGGTAAGGATGGATATGCCTGGATTTATGGCAGAAATGCTAACAGGGGATGTAGTTGGCGCTAATGTTTTGGCAATGAAAGCAATAAAAGCTGGTATAGACAAAAAAAGTTTGCCAGAATTTTTTAAAAAACTTGGCGATATAAATAACAGAATGAGCATGGCAGATGCTATGGGTACAGGACTTATAAGTAAAAATATATTCCAAGATATTGCAGATAAAAAAGATCCATTCCAAGTAAAAGATGATCCTGATTTTGAACCTATGAGTGGTCAAGACAGATTGGCTGGCGAAAACTGGGGATTACTTGGCGGTAAAGGTGCATCTTTTGACGAATTGGTTGGAGGTTATCCAGTTATAGATACTGGCAGACCATTAGCTGATATGGGGTCAACTTTTTTCGGGGAAGCAGCTCCATTCTTTTTAACCTTTGCTGCTGCTAAAGCATTAACTCCTGGACTACCAGATGAATATGTATATGCTGCAAACGTATTTAAAAAGGCTAAAGCTGCCTCTCCACAGTTTGCTAAAGCTATAAGCTGGATGAAAGTTAATATGCCAAGAGTAAGCAAGGTAAGTAAATTTGTAGCTAAAAATTCAGTAGAAGGAGCAAGAAATTCACTTATAGCAGAAACTATTTTAGGAGATCCATACCAGCCTTCTTTAATGGATAATTTATTACCAGAAGGAATTAATAACAACGCTAGATTAAATGATTCATTTGTCGAAGCAAAAATAAAATCATTATTTGTAAATGAAATAATTAACGGAATACCTATGGGTGTAGCGTTTGGAGCTGGAGGTAAAGCGTTAAATTTAACAAGGAAGTTTGGTCAAGGTGGATTTAAAGGAGCTTTCCCAGGGCAATTTCCTACAAAAAATACACAGCTTGATTTGTTAGATAAATCTATTGGAACTAAAACTGCGGAAGATTATGGGTATCAAATTGCTGAAAATTATTTAAGATCAATAGTTGACTCTGCGGAAGCAAGAGTAATTAAACCAATGGTTAATTATTTAAGTAAGTGGAAAATTTTTGAAGCAGCAATAGATAACGCTGATAATTTAAAAAAAGAATATGACGCAATTGAATATTACAAAAAGATAAGAGCAAAATTAGACGCAGATGAAAAAACTAAAGGTAATCAAGAAAATACAATAGAAGCTGAAACAATAGAAGAACAACAAACACCTCAACCAAAAAGAGCATTAGATGGAAAGGTTAGGCAACCTATAAGAATAGGCGAGGTGGACGAAGATGCACCAGGAAAAGATTTATTAGGTTATTACAAAAAAGAAGGAGACATAAAAGATCCACAATGGGAAACAGGATATACAGAACAAAAACAAGTTGACCTCGAAGCTGAAGTTAAGAAGTCACAGAATATAGTTAAAAAGGCTGCAAAAGAACTTGGCGAAGCTACTGTAGAATTTGAAAAAGAACAAAAAATACAATCACAAATAAGACCTGACTCGGATAGAGGATTTGCTAATGAGCTAGGTACAAGCGTTGGATTAGCTGCTCCTACTGCTGGAGAAGTTGCAAAGGTTAAAATAACTGACTTAACAGTTCGTCCAGATGTATTTCAAGTTAAATCAGAAGGTAAGTTTAACAAAAAAGGAGTAAGTGGATCTCTTAAAGAAGCTAGTACTTTTGATCCTAATTTGGCTGATTTATTAACAGTATGGAGAGATACGACAGGAGAAATAGGGGATGTGGGTAAGGTCTATATTGTTGATGGTCACAATAGATTAGACCTTGCTCAAAGATCAGGGATAGGAGAAGTAGATGTAAGGTTCGTAGATGTAGCAACAGTTAGAGAAGCGCAAACAATATCAGCTTTAAAAAATATTGCTCAGGGTACATCTATTAAAGGATCTATGACCGCTATGGATGTTGCATTGTTTATGCAAAATAGCGGAGAAACATTAGAGTCGTTAGCGCAAAAAGGAATTACTTTAACAAATACATTAATGATTGAAGGCACTCAGCTTTCAAGATTACCAAGAAATCTTTTAGATAAAGTTGCAACTAAAGAAATTCCTTACAACAAAGCGTTAGCACTTGGTTCTGTAGAAGGAGCTAGTCCTGAATCAATTAATTTTGTTTACAGCAAATTTGCTAAAAATCCAAAATTTAGCGCAGATCGAATTAGACAAATAATGCTTGCATCTACTAGAGCAGTAGAAACAGTTACGGAAGGCACTTTACCTGGATTAGAGCAATGGTCAAAAGAAAATAATTTACCACAAATAAGTGCTATAGCTGAAACATTTTTAAAAACACTTAGAACAGAAATAAGTGGCTTAAGAGCTGTAACGCAAAAAAATAAAAAAGCTGCTATTGAGAAAGTAGAAGGCAATAAAATTTCTTATGACGATTCAGTTGATAGAAGGCTTGAGGCGGAAAGACAAGTTGAAAGGTTTGAGGGTTTAGCATATTCAGTTTCAGACACAAACAGATTGATTAATGAATTAGCTCTTTCAATGAAAACTGGCCCAATATCAGCAACACAAATAGTAAAAGATAATTTTGAATTAATAAAATCAACTATGGCAGGGGATGACGCACCCTTAACTAAGATTGAATCAGAGCCAGCAAGAGTACAAAAAGAAATTGATACTAAGTTAAACGAAAAAGCTAACGACCTTTTAAGAAACGAAAAACCTGAGCCAATTAAAAGAGAAGAAGTACAAAAAGTCGTAAATAAAGAAAAAGAAGAATTATTGCAGGGATATACAGAACAGGAAATATTTGACCTGGAAGATGAATTAGTAGCTAATAATGGCTCACTAAACAAAGATCATTCAAAAATTGGTAAAACATTAGACGCTAAAGTTACATCTACAAAAAGAAAAACTTTTCCATATACAACTGAAGGAGGCTATAAATTTAATTCTGCTGGAGAATTGAATGATGCAGATTTTGGATTACTATATCCAATCTTAATGCGTAAATATCCCAAGCTAGATTTTAGTTCTACTAAATGGGCTGGAACAGCAAAGCCTAGATATGGAAAATATACAATTGCGTTTGCTAACGACATTGATAGAGCTATTTATATTACAGGTAATAGGTGGAGTAAGAAATCTAAAAAAGATGCTGAATTTACTGCCTTTTTAGACGAGATTGGCATTAGTTCTGGTGCAAGACATAAGGCATATATGAGAATGAAGCAAGAATTAAAGGGTTTAAGTGATGCTGCTGAATTTGCTGACGGAGAACTTACCCTAAGAAACAGCATGGCTTATACAGAAATAATGAGAGAGCCATTAGTTAAAAAAGGTAGTGTCGATAAAGATGGCAAGGTAAATATAAGAAATAATTATGTAGATGGGGATGGGTATGTTCAAAGAGATCCTAGAGCTGACAATGATTATGCAGACTATCAATTAGATGATTTAAGAAAAATAGAAAATGAAAATGTAAAGAAAGCAAACGAAAAACTCCAAGCTAAATACAACAAAGAATATAAAGAATCGACAAATCCTAAAAACTTTGACCCACTCGACCCTAAAAATAATGAGCAATTAGAGTTTGCGCTTGAAGATGATATATATACAAACATGGGTAACGATCATGTTAATGCTGACGTAAATCTTACTGAACAACAAGCGCAAGAATTAGTTGATATAGCTAGAAAAATTGCTGGTGCGAACGTCCAAAATTTACGTCTTGTTGATGCTATCGAACCTAAAATAAGCGCAAAGGCAGCAACAGATTATGGCTTACCTCCTAGTGCAATAGGTAAAACTGGTAGAGCTAAAGGTTTATTTAGATTTGGTTCAACTCCTCAAAAAGATTTAATAGTTCTCGCAATGACTTACAAAAGTCATTTTATAAATTTTGGATCAATGATGCAGACATTGAGACATGAATCATTCCATAGAATCCAAGATAGATATTTAACTCTTAAAGAACAAAAGCTATTAGATAGTCCAGCAGTAGATAGGCAGTTAAGAGAAATAGTCGCATCTTTTTACCCTAAACACCAAAAATATTTATATGGCGCTAAAAGAATGAGTGAAAGAGAAGTCCAGGCATTTGCTTTTTCAGTATTTGATGAACTTGACTTTGCTAAAGAACCTACTTGGCTACAGCCATTTAGGAAACTACAAGAAATTGCAGAAAAAATAAATAACAAACTTTCGGGTTTTGGCTTTAAAACTTATAAAGATATATTTAGAGACGCACAGGCTGGAAGATTAGCAGAAAGAACTCCTAGACCTTTCCGTTACGCAAAAAACATACCAGGCAATACAGCTCCAGAACCAGCTAGTTTTGCACTAAATCCAGATGAATTTACAGAAAACTTAGAAACTATAAAGGTTGCAATAAGAGACGGAGATATGACTATTGAAGAAGCAATGGACGGATTATATAGAAGATTAATAAATAGAAAATTAAATCCAGATGGCAAAAAATATATACCAACTAGCGAGGCCGATTTAATTGCTACTAATAAAGCATTTGAAACTAGCTTGTTTGAATTACTAGGAACAAGAGAAGATGCAACAAAAGTGCCTTCTTTTACTATGGAAAATATGAAGAGATTAGGCTTGCAATTAATAACAGAAAGTAATTTTAGAACAGATGAAATATTAGCTTTGCACAAAAAAGCAATGAGGGGAGATAAAAACGCATTGCAAAAACAAGTCGCCCAGGCAGCAATAATTCTACAAAGAGACGTACAAATACAACAAATGAAAGAAGTAGCGTTAGACATTAAATTAAACCCTAACGACAGCACATCAAAATCATTATTAATATCTTTATGGGAAGATGCAATGAAAGTAAGCGTTGCAATAGCTGAGGTCAATAGACCCTCTGCACAAAACTTAAGGATGCAACAAATGGATTTCTTGGGCGGTCAAGAAATGTTTATACCTCCATATCAACATATAGAAGTAGATGTATCTTCAACAAAAGTAGGTACGACAGCTCTTGAAGAAGGTGTAGAAAAAGCTGGCTTAGTCCAAGATAAAGGACTAGGAGAGGGTACATATTTTAAATCTATGGACGGAGGAGAAGTTAGAGAGAAAAGTACTTATGTAGATGGAATGACCAATGCAGATATTATGATTCTTGATTTAACATCCCAAAATAAAACACTTTCTAAGTTACTACAAGAATTAAATATAGATAATGTCGGTGCAGTTTTAGGTGGAAAATTAACACCTGAGCAAAAAGGTGCATTAGCTGAATATTTAGCCTCTAAGAAATATCAAGGAATTAGAGTAGATGGCACAGAGATTGGTCAGCCAGGCGACATTATTTATGTTCCTGACAGCAATCAAGCTAATAAAATAATTAACTCAAAAGCGCAGATACAAGAAGGTTCAGATCCAGCAGATATGCCAGAACAACAATCTATTCCTGGTGTATTTAAAAGAGCTGTAATAGAGCAAGAAAATATCTTTGAAAAAGTTATGAGCAAGAAAGATTATGAAAGTGTTATGAATAATAAGCCTACTAAAGCAGCTAGAGAAATTATGGAAATTATTGCTGAATCTCTCTATTTATATAAAGACAGAACTAAGTCAATGAATAATTTTATGACTAATTTTGCTAAAGGTTTAGACAATGTAGGCAAAGGTCAGCTAACGCAAGAAAAAATTGCACAAATAGCAAGAAATGGTATCTTCTTAAATTCTGCAACATTAGGAAAAGTATTAGGTGGCAGTTTATTTAGAGCTGCTACTTTACCTTATTCACAATTTATGGGAGCTGGAAAAACAAAGCGCAAGGCTTTAGCTGCTGGAGATATGGATGGAGCAAGGATGGCAAGAATTAGACAGCAATTAAATTTAACTATGTATCTTAGATATTTTGTTCATGCTTCACACGCTTTTAGATTGGCTTTATCTGCTGTAAAACATGATGAAGTTTTTGGAAATATTAACAGAGGTTATTTCGAGGCAGATGGCTACAGAAAAAGTAAAAATCCAAATAAACAACCAAAAATAAGAAGGTTTGATGATTACGTCCAAGAAGAGATAGATGACGAAGCAAGAAGAATGTTAAGCGGTGGTAAGAATGTAGCCAAACATCTAACAAATCCAGAAACAAATCCAGTTATATTGGCAACACATTATTTAACTAAAGGACTTAAAACTACTTTTGGATCAGGAGCTTCAAGAGTAATGAGTGGTTTAGATACGTTAGTCGGCATGACAGTTGCACCTTCCTAT